CTGCCCCTGCGACTGCTCGTTTTCGGAAAACGCTTTGCAAACTCTATGCCAAACTTCGTATTTGACATCTTATACTCGTTATTGTCATCGCACCACTGCGCATACGCCGCATAAAGCACGTTAGCCTGCGCATAGCAGTCCTTGCCCTCTGTGCACCTGTCTTCGACAAAAGCGGAGATAACATCCATCTCTCTGCGGTACTCCTTGACCATAGCGACTACCGCCTTCGGCATATGCAGCCCCTCAGCCTGATACAGTACGCACCCCTCTACTGCCCAGCGGAAGATAGCGGGCAGCTCACGGCACAGCTTATATTTAAGACGTGGGTCTTTCTTTTCTTCGGGTATCTGTACAGTGAATGGTATCATATGCACTCTGCGCCAGATGCCTGTGTCTGTGCCTCTGATTATCGGCTTATGATTAGTCGCCATCCACAGCTTGAATTCGGGCTTGAACTCAAACTCATCGCCGTACAGCTTGCGGGCAGTAACTATATCATCGCCTGTAAGCTGCTTCAGCAGACCCTCGTTGATACGCACGCCCTCGTTAGGCTCTACAGACGTAACAAACCTTGCGCCTTTAAGACGTGCTATATCGCTGTTTATGGCACTGCTCTGATTACTGCGTACCATTATTGTTTCCGGCTGGATATTGCTTGCGTAGTCGCCCATAATTGCACGGATAATATCAAGAAACGTTGATTTTCCGTTTCTGCCCGTGCCAAACAGGAAGAATACGCATTGCTCCGCCGTTGAGCCTGTCAGCGAATAGCCGACCGCCTTCTGAACATATCGTATAAGGTCCTTGTCGCCGCCGAATATCTCGTCAAGAAATTTCAGCCACTGCGGACAGTCGGCATTGCTTGTGTACTCCGCCGACGTGATACGGGTGAAGTATGCTTCCGGCTTATGCTCACTCAGCGTACCGCTTTTCAGGTCAAGAACACCGCTCGGAGTATTAAGCACCATCTTGTACTTATCCATCTGTGCCGGCACTATCGGAACGTGATGCTGTGCTTCCTTCAGCATTGCAGATTTCGATTTGTTGCTTCGGCTTGATTTCAGGTGTTTTTCAAAGTTCTTTGCCATATCTCCGCCGTCCTCAACGTCCATCTGCTCGTATGCCTTAGCCTCTGCCTTCATCGCAAGTACAGCCTTATCGGCTATGCGCTCTATTGTTCCGCTGTTGTCGTAGCACCACTTCCTACCGTCATAATACAGCCAGCGCTTGTCTGTATAACTGTAGCGGATCTCACTGCCGAATAAGTCTATAAGCCGTTCTGCGTTCCCTGTATCGTCAAATGTGTACAGCTTTACAGGCTCGTCCTGTGCTGTATCGAGTTTTGCGTGTACAACAGAGCTTTCACCTGTGAACCTTGCCGTAAACTGCGGTGATTTCTGTGCCGGTTCGTATACCTTCTCACAGTCGGCTATGGCTTTTTGTATCGTTATTGCACCGTATGTACTGCCCGACTGCCGTCTGTCCCATTTCTCACGCATAAGCCCCGACTGTCTGTATATACAGTCCATCATATCCGCATCACACCTGCACCAGAACGCAAGCATATTACAAAGCGCCATATCAGCCTCAGACTGTGACACATATCCTGAATAATCGCCCTGCATAAGTGCATTGAAGCGTGGTGCGTTCTTTGCTTTTCCGGCGAGAGTTATAATATCATTTGCGGTTGCCGGAAGTGCCGGCGCATAAGCACGGGGCACAGCGGAAGGCTCACGCCCTCCGCCTATGTACTTTTCGTGCAACGCCTTAATAGCCTCTGTGCATTCGTTTATATCCATATATTCGGCGCACGGTTTGCCCGTCATAACGAAAAATCTGCCTGTTTCGTACATTTCGACATTGCCTCGTCTGCGCCCCTGCTTCGGCAGGTTTCCTTTGCAGATTATGTGAATGCCTTTGCCAGACTGCGACAGCTCGGTATATGACTGGAGAGTTGTTATAAATTCGGTGATAATGTTGTTTTCGCCGGTTTTGAATGCGGCTATCTCGTCACCCACTCCGTCAATGTCAACACCGAAATACTCGCAGTTTCCGAACATGAATCCGACGCCTGCGAAACCTGCCGAAGCCGCTACAGCCGTATTGAAATCCGACCATGTGGATGGATCATTGGAGCGAGCAAGTTCGCCCGTATGAGGATTGATCGGAAGTTTTTTTATCTTACCGCCTGCCTCATCGGGTACAGCCTGCCAGCACACCCAGTTTGAGAGCTTTTTAAGCTCATCGGGAATATATTCGTACATTATTTCCCCCATCAGAACGGATAGTCATCGTCATCTTCCGTAACTGCTTCCGTTGCTGCGGTTGCCGCAAAGCTCTCATTTTTCGGCGCTGATACGGTATCGGCGGTCACGGCGGTCTTGAACTTATGCTTGCAGTCGGGGTGCTGTGTCGGTTCAAGATAGCTTACTTTTTCTCTTGTGGTGCCCTTATCGTCCGTTTCGTGCTTTACTACAGCTATCACACACTTGCCGACAAGATCGTCGCAGTATTCCGCAAGATCCTTGTATTCCTTGCCGTCAGTGAGCTTTGCGGCCTTGCCTACTGCCATAAGTCTGCCGAACGTATAACCGTTTACCGCAAGGTCTTCCTTTGTAGGCTCTTTAGCCTTCCATATCTGATAAAACAAGCAGGCGTTGCCGTATTTCTGCTCCGGAATATCATTCCTTATCGTCAGTCTGAAGCTCAGCGATGTACTGCCGCTCTTATATGTTTTCTCGTCTACGCTTGTGATTATCGTTTCATATCTGCCTTCGGGCTTGAGTGCACTCGTAGCCGCTGAATTGTTCTGTGAAAATGCCATATTATTTATCCTCCGTTATAAGTCTTATTGCGTCTTCTGTGCTTCTGCATATACCTGCAACAGCACCCGAACGGCGCATCTTTTCAATAAAATTCTTCTGTTCGGGGCGAACACGTCCCGTTTTTGTCTTTACCTCTATGAATATTGCCTTTCCGTCCGACTGCCTTACGCCGAACAGGTCTGAAAATCCGACCGGTACGCCCGTGTCGAAATATCTGCCGTCAAATGTTCTGCCCTTGCCAACGTTAATGCGGAATATCAAACAACCGTTCTCGGACAGCACACGTCTGACAGCATTCTGGATACTGTGTTCTTCTGTCAATAGATAAAACCTCTCTTTCTTGCTTCGTAAAACGCCCAGCCCCTCTGATACCCTTTCTTCTTTGCGTATGCAAGCAGATCGGAATAGGACGAACAATCATCGGGACTGCTGAAATCCAGCCTGAAGCCCTCGATATGAATAAGCTCGGTGCTTTCGCTTGTTTCTATCTCACGGCTCTTTACCGGGAAAACATATCCGCAGTGAGGGCAGATACAGGGCTGGCCGGGCGGCGGCGCTCCAAATGTATAGTAACATTCGGGACACTGTTTCACCTTTTCGGCATTCTCCGCAGCTTCTTTCTTTATGTTGCGCTTGTGCTTTTCGAGCGACCACAGACGGTCATCATCGGGCATTCCGAAGCGTGCGTAATTGCCGACATGATCAAGAATTATCGCACGCTTGCCCGGTCGATAGCGCATACATCTCATCGACTGCTGAATGTACAGAGTAAGGGATTGAGTGGGACGGAGCAGTATCGCACATTCGCAGTCGGGAACGTCAAAGCCCTCCGATATTAAATCAACATTGCAAAGTATCGTTATCCGTCCTGCTCTGAAATCCGAAATAATGCGGTTACGCTCTGCATCGGGAGTTGTACCGTCAATGTGTACGGCGTTTATGCCTGCTTTTCGGAACGCTTCGGCGGCAGCGAGCGAGTGCTTAACGCTTGAGCAGTAGCAGACGGCTTTCTTACCGTCTGCAAGCTGTCTGTAGTATCCGATAACATCACCGAATACAGCCTTTTTGATCATCGCCTTTTCAACGTCCGCCGTAACAAACTCGCCCATTTTGATATGAAGCCCTGATAAGTCGGCTACGGACGGTGCATAGTAGTCATACGGTGCAAGACAGTTGTGATCAATAAGCCATTTGGTAGACGGCCCGATTATCAGCTTGTCGTTGACATCACCCAGACCATCGCCATTCAGGCGGACAGGCGTTGCCGTTACCCCCACACGAAGCACATCGGGGAAAGCATCATAGATTTTCTTGTACGACAGCGCAAGGCTGTGGTGATTTTCGTCTGTAATGATAAGCGCAGGCTTTGACAGTTTTTTTATCCGTCGTGCTGCGGTCTGCACCATCATCACGTCACAGTAGTTCATATCAACGCCCCAGCGTATGAACGTCCTTATTATCTGCTGAACAAGCTCCTGCCTGTGTACAAGAAACAATACCTTTTTCCCGTTGAATGTAGTCCGCCGTGCTATCTCTGCTACTATCACCGACTTACCGCCGCCGCACCCGAGAACAATGCAGGGAGCGTGATAACCCTCACGCCACGCCTGCCTTGTCTGCTCGACAAGCTCACTCTGATACGGTCTTAGCGGCATTCTGCTTTTCGACCTCCTTCTTTGCACACGCTATGCACAGCTTTCTGCCGAATTTTGCAACCGAGCTTTCAACCATTTCCGCTACCGTATGCTTAGGTGTCGGCATAATGACAGCGCCGCATTCTTCACATCTGTCGGGCTCTGCACTCTCGCTGAGCCATGCGCCGAGCTGAGTACCTAAATCTTCGGTGATAACGCCCGACCACTTATCGAGGAATGTTGTGTCTTTTGAAAGACTTGCGATATGCTCCCTGTTTATCTGAAATGCTATGTCAAATTCATACTCGGTGTTATCACGCTGCACCGGCGCAAGTCCTATCTTGACGGGAACGGTCTTGCCCCTGTCGTTGATTTCCATAGCATAGCCCATCTTGGTACGCAGTGTAATGATTGTGTGGCAGTTGACCGACAGTATGGTATTGACAAGATTGTTCTGTATCTTTCCTGCCTCGTCCCATGCGGTATAATCGTTCTTTCCCTGACGCTGTGCTATCTGTGATTTGATGTCAAGCACTCCGCCCTCGTTATCCCATGCGTGTGAAAAGCTGTCCACTATTATTACGCCGTCCTCCCCGACCGCCTCAGCCGCCTGTCTGACGTACTCTATGTACTTTTCGGGCGAATACGGCGGTGTAAGCGGGGCATAGAGAAATTCTCCCGTGCCGAGATCGTGACGATCGGCATAGAATCTGCCACGCTCGTGTTCTGTATCTATAAGGGCAACCTTGCCCCAGTTGCCTGTTATGCCCTTTGCGAGATAGAGCGACGAAAGCGTTTTACCGCTTCCCGACGGTCCCATGACCGCAATTCTCGCCTTTGATTTCTTTCTTGTTACGGGTGTAAATATATTGCTCATAGCTACCTCACTTTATCGTTATATACGGCTTTTTTTCAAGATGTACGGCAGGGAGCTCTTCTCCGCTGTCGAGCAGCTTCTTGACCTCTGACTTGCATATGGTCGGTTTGCTGTACTTTATCAGCGATTCGTTGAATGTTTCGGCATAGTCAATAAACTGCCGCTCATCGTCAATAACCACACTGTCACGTCCCTCTGAGAACGTTATTTTTGCTCTCGGCATATCGACCTTTTTCAGCCTCATTGCCTGCATATCCTGTAACAGACGCTTTTTCAGAAACTCTGCCTTTTTGCGCTTTGTCTTTGCTCTTGCCGTCTGTTCCTTAGCTTCAAGCTCGTGGTTGTCTGCCTCACGCTCAAGGGATTTTATGAAGCAGGCGATGTTTTCGGCCTTTTCACTGAACTCACCCTCGATGCCTTCGAGAGTGTCAAACCACATCGTCAGCATATCGGCCTTGTATGCTTCAAGGTCAGCAATGACCTTGCCGTCATCGTCTATATACTCACCGTCAGCATTGGTGTCAGGTTCGTAGTCATTTATAGCGTCAAACGCATCGAAAAGTTCGGCAAACCTGCCGGTTATATCATATAATGTACTGCTCATACGATTTCCTCCGTCATTTTATTAAAAAACTGCTTTGCTTTGCTGACAAACAAATCGTGATTACTGTCTGCGGAATTATTGTCGATGAAATCGCAGAGCCGTTTTGCCGCATCAATAGCTGTTGCAAGGTACGCTTTAAATGTTTCCTTGCTGTCGGGTACGCTCACCGTAAGCTCTGACTGCTCACGCTTAGCGGCTTCAAGTTGACTGCGGAGATCTTCAAGTTTCTTTTCGCTTTCGGCCTTCAGGTTATTCATTTGCTCAGTATGCTCACGGTTTAAGCGGATAGTGTCCTGTAATGCGTCCTCCTGCACCTTGTCAAGCTGCTGCTCATAAGTCTTGCAGATATTATCAAACGCTGTCTTGTCCATAACGCCGTCCTTAGCCGGCTCGACAGCAACTTCAACAGGACGGTTTTCAAGCTCCTTTATCTCGGCTTCGAGCGCCGCTATCTGCTGTGACAATGCGTTTTTAGCTTTTTCAAGTGATTTTGCCTGCTGTGCGGCGGCGGATGCCTCGGCTTCGGCGGCTGACTTATCGGCTACCGCCTTGTCCTTTTCCGCTCTTATCTGCCGTATCTGCTGTTCAAGCTCACGGACGGATGTGCTTTCAAGGTCGGTGTTCTCGGTTATTTCTGTACGTTCTTCTTCGGAGAGTGTTGACAAGAGATGGAGTTTTTTCATACCGATTTGTCGCCCCGAGGCGACAAATTCCGCAGGTAATTTTTCGATAATCGAAATATATTTATATACACTCTGCCTGCTCATCTGCATTTCTTTCTCGCAATATTCTTCAAAATTCTGATACCCCAGCTCTTTATAGAGCTTGCTGTCCCTCATTTCTTTAAAGCCCTTGCACATCTCATACAGGCTCTGCTGTGCTACCTGTGCCGCCGCTTTGATGCGGTAATTAAGGTTTGCTGCCTTGACGTAATTGTCTGTGTCTGTAGGCAGTGCATGAACTTCTGAAATTGTCATGCTGTTTTCCTCCTTGATTTTGTTTTTGATTTTTTCGCCGCAATACCGTCAAGGTACTGCTGATACATCTTTTCGACATTGATTATTTCTTGTGGTTTTTCCTGTCCGCCGTTTGTAACCCAGTTGTTTTTATAACCTCTGCACTGGACTATTTTATAGTCGTTTGATACCTCCATCGTGTAGTACGGCTCGTCCGGTGCGGATTTTCGGCGAAGAAACATAATTGTCAGCTTGCCGGTTGCGTGCCTTTCGGCGTAGCCACCGACACAGTGGCTTAGCTTCTGACCTTCGGCAACTATTTCGTCTGTGCTGACGGGCTGACGGATAAAGTATTCATCGGTTGCAAACTCAAGCATTTTCCGCTTCAACTTCAGAGCGTTCAGCTGCTTGGCCAATTTAGCGTTTTTCTTCGTTTTTTCTTCAAGCTCCCGTGCCTGTCGCATAGCTTCTGCACGATCGTGAGCCGCTTTAAGATTTTTCGGAAAGCATATCTGTCTGTCGCTGAAATCGGCGTTGAAGCTCTGCATTATACGGACATAATCCGAATAATCGTCGATATTTACATTCTGCTTTAAAATGTACTTCGCAATTTCGTATTTGTCGGTCTTGAGTTTTCTCTTGAGGCTGTCGAGTGTGCCAAATGAATATCCTATATGTTTATTTGTTTCTATAAGACGGTCAAGGCTGGTAATCTTAGGAAATTCTTCTTTTATTCTAAGATAGTCTCTGTACCCGATTTGCCCTTTGCGAATCGCCCGCATAACATCTTTTGTTACGCCGAGCATTTTGTGCGGTTCGGTTTCAGCCCAGTTGATCATGTCTTCATTGTACTTAACACTGCTATATAAGCCACACTTAATGAGTGCCTCAACATTTTTGTGTGCCTGCCAGAATTTCAGATATGATATGCTTCCGAAGTTCTCGCTTATTGCCGAATGAGCACAAGCTGTTCCTTTTAATGCAGGAAAATTAACGAAGCTGTAACTGATATAATTGGGAAATACAGGCTCGCTAAATTTTGCTCGTAGCCCCCAGCCTGTCACTACCTTTGCGTAGTAACCGTTTTTACTCTCCCATGCGTATTTAGAACCATAACGGAACGCTTGATTTGCCGTGAACAAATACCGCTGAACCTCATTGATTGCAATATGCGGCATAATTTCACGAGCATTAAAAAGCAGCGTAACCGTATAGAAACGTATGTACAGATTATCGGTTTTGCCGTCTGATAAAAACACTCCGACATTTGATTTACATTCCACTACCGAACCGTGAAAATTGTGATAATTGTATATCGCAGTGACAGTTTCGCCGCAGTGCGAGCATACGGTAGTCTGTCTGTGTTTGATTGAGCTGTCATACTCACCGGGATACAGCTTTTCTTCGCATGCCGTGCAATATGCTGTGCCGCCATTATCTATAATAAGATACTTCATCGGCAACGTCTTTCTAATTTCACGTTCAAGCTCCGCTGTAAGCGGCGGAAAATTGTCTGTATAGCTTTCGGCTTCTTTTCTTGTCATATTGCCGCACCTCAGAAGTCGAGCAGGCTGTCAAGGTCAAGCTGTAGCTTGCCGCTGTCTGCTTCTGTGGAAGTTTTGCTGTTGCTGAATCCGTTATCACCGAGATCAAGCGTCATAGTGCATTTTATATCCGCACCGGGAAAGTAAAACGCTACAGCACGCTTGTAACAATCGAGATCGGATATGTGTTCCTTAGCTCCTGCAACGCTTGCCTTTAGGCAGTCGGCAAAAGACTTGTCCGACTGCTCTATAGCCTGTGCAAATTCGCTGTTCTGCTTTGCAAAAATGCAGATTTCGTCAAGCACATAGGACTTAACAACGTTTTCATATTTGCCGAGCTTTACGTTTTTCAGCTCGGCTGTAAGTTTTTCTTTTATATCCATTGACTTTTTCTCCTGCCAGTGTTATACTGGTCTTGCGTAAATATTTGTTTTGCTCCCTTACGGGAGCTCTTTTTTTTACTCTTCTTCGATGTTCTCAACATCATATCCGCACTCCGGACAACACGGTAATGTTTCCCACGCAGGTGCGCCGTGACATTCTCCTCGATACTCGGTGTAATGTCCGAGTTCCGAGGACGAGCCTGTCCAGTCGCAACGCTCGCATTTATACATCGTCTTCGTCCTCCTCGCCTTCACAGTCTGTTACATTGATATTGTTTACAACGCCGGCAAGTGCCTGAACAATTGCCATTACCTCTTTATAGGAAGTAACCGTTGTGCTAACTTTAAACTTCATTTTTTCTTACCTCTCTTTTTCTTAAGTTCCGCCACCTGCCTTGCCCGGCGGTAGTTTTGCTGTTGCTCAATTGTGGCTCTCGCCTTCCAGGCAACATACTCGCCATACGTCATGCCGTGATCGGTGGCTTCTTTTGCGATTTGCTCAAGATCTGTCATTGCGTCCACCCCCGATCATATCCCTATACCATACCTTCATCAGCCATCCCAGCCCGTACCAGACCGCAACAGCGACTATTGCAACGGGGAGCATTTCGCCGCCGATAGCCTTGTAGCCACGCTCGGCGTATGCGAGAGCCGACATCGGTATGTACATCATCACGGCCGCACACGCTGTTACCCACGCTCTCAGGAGCTGGGTGATTATGTGGGCGATTATCTTAGCTATTTTCATATCGTCACCTCGATATTCAGCTTATTCAGCCGTTCAATACCACGCTCAAGACGCTTGATATCTATTCCCCACACGTCATATGCAACCTCTGTGTTGACGTACTGTGCGTTATAGTGCACTGTGCCTCGTTCGTGCATTGCTTCAAGTGCAAGCTGCTTAAGCCTGCCGATCCTGCCGTTTCCCATATCGCCGAAAATAGCCCTGATGTCCTTATTGCCTATCTCGGTGTGCTCGTAATAAAGACGTATCGCCGCCGATATATCCGCTACCTGCGGTACTCTTACTCTGTGCTTTGTCATGTTTAATTCCTCCTTTATTTTATTTATGGTTCACTAAGCCACATAACGGATTATTTTTTTGCCATTTTATACTGTTTTAAGCTGTTTTAAATCGTTTCAGCCCAATTCAGGCGCATTTTAGCACAATATATTGTTGTCCTCTTGACATTTGCAACTATATGTAGTATAATACAACCATACTAATTGCGAAAGGAGGAAAAGCTATGGCTAATAAAACAACTTCAAAAGCTGTTGCCACTAAAGCGTCTAAAATTCTTAGTGACAATCGCTATGGCAAAAACGCCAAAAGTGTTGCCGGAAGTGCTTTATCACAGACACCTTCAAAGAAATCAAAGTGATAAAGCGATGAGCTGAAAAGCTCGAAATGTTGGGAGAGTAGATTACTGTTAAAGTGATTTGCTCTCTTTCATTTTGTCATTTTCCGAATAAAACAGGTAGCGCATATCCGCATCAGGAAAAAATCGACTATGTATTGCAAACATCTCAGAACGAGTAAATTCAGTTTTTTCGTTTACCTTGCACGACATAGTTTTTGTCGTTATGCCGATATACTCCGCTATTTTTGCAGCAGACAAACGTTTTCGAGCTATCTCTGTTTTTAGATTTAACAGCATTTCCTCACCTCCTCCGGTTGTTGCAAAACCTTTCCGCTTGTGATACAATGAAAACAAAAATAGAAAGGTGCGATAATCATTGTACATCTCCCGTGATGAATATAAGCTCTTGAAACAATTTTACAAAAGCGACGGTTTTGCCATTAAAAATGACATATCCGACATTCTTTTGGAAAAAGGTTTTCTACAGCATAAGCAAATCAAAATTATGCGTGACGGTAGTCGCCAGTGTTCAGCTGAGCTTGTTATTACCAACAGCGGCACAATTGCTTGTGAAGACTATGCAAATTTCAAGACTTCAAATTTTCGCTCTTGGGCAGCTATTTTCATTTCAATTTTATCGTTGCTCATATCTTTGGTTTCTTTATACGGTTCTGTATTTTAATTTTACATACAGAACAAGTACGGCAACGACAAGAGACACGATAGAAACTGCCAATGATGCTTTACTTGTAAAATCGGGGTCAAGCATTTTGTCCTCGATTTTTTCTTTTATATGCCTCAGATTCATATTTTTACCTCCTTTGGTTGTTGCTGTTATCCCATTTTTGGGATATTCAAGACAAAAAAATATTTGCTTTTTCATCGTTATTTGATATTTTAAGCACATTGCATATCTTGTCTATTTCTTCCGTATCAAAATGCGAAACACCCTGCATACGACTTGACATTGTATTAGGTGTCATTCCGATATTTTCTGCAAGCTGTCTTTGGGTTATTCCGGCTCTCGCAATAGCACCTTTCAGAAGATTTTTGTTTAACATTTTATCACCTCTTTCCGTCCCACTTCTGGGAACGATTTTAGTATAACACAACAACTTTATTTTGTCAACCCATTTTTGGGACAATTTCAAAATATTTTTGTATTTTCTATTGCATTTTTGGGATACTGATGTTATAATGAGTTTAGATGAGGTGATAAAAATGGACGAAAGAGCGGCACGAATAAACGCAGCGATTGAAAAAAGCGGATATAGTTATACCGAACTTTCTAAATTAACCGGTATATCAAAATCGTCGTTACAGCGATATGCAACAGGCGAAACAAAAAAGATACCTATAGACTGTATCGAAAAAATTGCAGAAGTCACCGGCACTGATTCAAGGTATTTAATGTGCTGGGAAGAAACCCCCACCCCCGAAATCACCGACAGTCAGCTTAAATTTGCCCTATTCGGCGATGCTGAGATAGATGATGATGTACTTGACGATGTAAAAAGGCTTGCCAAGCTCCATGCGGAGATGAGAAAGCAGGAGAAGAACGAGAAGAAATAATGTGACACGGGGACAAATAATTATAAATAGCACATAATACGTATTGACATAACACGTATTCTGTGCTATAATACTAAGTGTAAGGAGGTAGAGCGTATGACGTTCAAGGAATTGGAAAAGCTATTGAAGGCTGACGGTTGGGTGCTGAAAGATACAAGAGGCTCTCACTTCCAATACACAAATCCAAACAAGCCCGGAAAGGTTACTGTGCCGAACCACAAGGGCGACATACCGAAAGGCACGGCAAATTCAATACTCAAGCAGGCGGGGCTGAGATAAGCCCCAAATCCTGCCGTATATAGAAAGAGAGGTACTGTTATGTTATCTGTTTATCCCGCTTGTTTTTACAAAGAGAAAAACGGTCAGTATTCCGTGATTTTCCCCGACCTTGACCATCTTTCAACATTCGGCGATGACTTACAGGACGCTATGGAAATGGCGGTTGATTGTCTTGCGGGTTACATCTATGACCTTAAGCAGAGCAAGTCAGAGCTTCCTGCGCCGTCAGATCCTGCGGATATAGATATAAACGCCGAGTATGACGAATACGAAAGCGCATTTGTAAACCTCGTATCCGTTGATGTGGAAGATTATGCGAAAAAGCATTTTGAAAAATCCGTCAAGAAAACGCTTACAATTCCCGCATGGCTCAACGACCTTGCAGTAAAAAACAACGTCAATTTCTCACAGACATTACAGAATGCACTTAAAGCGAAACTTGGTGTTTAATAAGCATCCCAACAGAAAGGAGGAAGTGAAAATGAGCGAAAAAATATGTTGTCCTAACTGTGCACACATAAATGACGCTTGCGCCAAAACATGCGAAAACTGTCACGCAGATTTAGTATCGGGTTATCAGCAAACACAGGAAATAAAACCCAAAAAGAAAAAATCAAAAGGATACGAAAGATAATTCAATTCCCCGTCAACTTCTGCTGACGGGGAAAAAATTTAGGAGGTGTTAAAATGCCGATATACAAAACAAGCGTAAAAAAAGACGGTTTGCAACAATACAGAGTTCGCATAAACTATATTGACAGGACCGGTGTAGCACGTCAGCTTACCCGTATCACTTACGGAGCGGCAGAAGCAAAACAGCTTGAAGCCGAACTGATGAGTGCCTATTCAAAATCGAAAGAAGCACCTGTATCTTCTATGACTTTGGAAGAGCTGTACGCCGAATATTACATCACGAAAAAGGGCGAAGTCAGAGAAACATCGCTTGCAAAGATCAACGATAATATAAACGCCTCTGTAAAGCCGTATCTGTTTGATATTAAATTAAACAAACTCAACACAGCTCAGCTTCAGAAGTGGAAGAACATACTATCCGAAAAAGGATATAAGCTCAAAACATTACAGAATTATTACGGCGAACTCAGAGCTCTGCTGAATTATGCTGTAAAAATGGACTACCTGCCTAAAAATCCGCTTTTAGCTGTGGGCAATTTTAAGGAGGTGTATTTTGAGACACCGGAGGACAAGCTACATTACTACACAGCCGATCAGTATCTGAAATATATAAGCGTTGTCAAGAAAATGTGTGAAGAAAAAGACACAATTACCGAATGGGGGTACTATGTGTTTTTCTCCATTGCTTTCTACACCGGTGCACGCAAAGGTGAAATCAATGCGCTGAAATGGTCCGATATAACGGGTAATACACTTAATATCCGCCGCTCCATATCACAGAAAATAAAAGGCAAGATAACAGAAACCCCGCCTAAGAACAAATCGTCGTATCGTTCACTGCAAATACCTCTGCCACTGTTGAAAATACTCAACGAGCACAAGAAACGTCAGCAAGCAGATAAAAACTTTACTGAAGATTATAGGGTTTGCGGCGGTATCAGTTACCTGCCCGACGCTTCGCTTGACACGCACAATATAAGATACGCTGCACTTGCTGAGCTTCCACATATAAGAATACACGACTTTCGCCACACGCACGCTACCCTGCTGATTAACGAAGGTATCAACATACAGGAAATTGCACGGCGGCTCGGTCATGCAGACGTTCAGCAGACATGGCGAACATACGCCCACCTGTACCCACGAGAAGAGGAACGAGCAGTAGGCATTCTTAATAATATCAAGTAA